TATTACGTCAGATGAAAGATGTTGATTTTGGAGAAATTCTTAAAAAACCAGAATATAAAGATGTTTCTGAATATGGAGCCATGGCTTGTTCTGGCGGGGCTTGTGAACTAACAAAGATTTAATACCCTTTGTATTTTCTTAACTAATAGGATTGAATATGCTAGAGATAGAAATTAAACTCTTAAACGATCATGCTAAAATTCCTACAAAATCATATGAATATGATGCAGGATGGGACTTATATTCTTCAGAAAATTGCACAGTTAGATCTGGACAAAGAAACATTATAAAAACGGGTATATCTATTGCAATTCCCCAAGGCTGGGTTGGTTTGATTTGGCCAAGATCTGGACTTTCTGTAAAAAGCGGAATAGACGTTTTGGCTGGAGTAATTGACTGTAGTTATCGTGGCGAAATAATGGTGTGCTTATATAATACATCATCAACATTCCCAACGTATATGCATAAAGAAGGTATGTACAAAACTAATGATTTACATATTAAAACTGGAGATAGAATAGCTCAAGTTTTATTTCAAGAAGTACCAAGGGTTGTTTTTAAGCATGTTAGTGAATTAGATTCAACGGGTCGCGGTGATGGAGGATTTGGTAGTTCAGGACGATAAGTTTCTCTTACCAAGAAAGAGAGTAACCATGTCTATAAGAAAAAGAGTAAAACAACAAGAAGAAGTTCTGAACCAAAAAATTAAAACAGTAGAAGGGAAAACATACAATCAAAGAGAATACATAAGAGCGATTATTGAAAATGATGTAATATTTTGCTCTGGCCCAAGTGGATGTGGAAAATCTTACATAGCTGCCGGAATAGCGGCGGAACATTTACATTTTGGAAAAATAGACCAAGTGGTTATCACTAGGCCAATAATTTGTACCGGAAAAGAAATAGGGGCGTTTCCAGGGGGTCTTTTAGAGAAAATAAGTCCATATCTAACACCTATGCAAGAAAACTTTAGACATTTTCTTGGCCAAGCATTTTACGGTTTATATATAAATGAAAAAAAAATAAGGTTTGAACCGTTAGAGGTTATGCGTGGTTCTACATTCAATAATACCTATATGATTTTAGATGAAGCTCAAAACTGTACATTTGAACAAATAAAAATGTTTATAACAAGAATGGGCGAAAATTCAAAAGTCTTAATAAACGGCGATACAAGACAAACCGATTTAAATCAAAAAAGTGGATTATCTCCATGTATTGAAAAACTAAGAAATATAGATGGAATTTCAATAATACAATTAAATAATTCAGATATTCAAAGAAACGGAATGATTGGAAAAATATTAAACGCGTTGGAGAATTAATAGTGCCAGAATATAATTTATACTGTGACGACTGTAATCAGAATATATCAATCTTTTGCGGTATATCAGAATATGATACAAGAATAAAAAATACAATATGTCCGAACTGCACCTCTAAAAATGTTTATAGAAATTATAAAGAAGATAATATATATTCAACTATTAAAGAAATTCGAACAATTGGACAACTAGCAGATAGTAATGAGAAAAAAAATAAATCCATCCTGAATGAATTAGAAGCGAAAAAGAAAGAGTCAAAAAAAGAAGAAAAGCCGTGGTATCATAAAAATTCAACGGCGACAAATAAAGAAATAAATAAGATGGATAAAAAACAAAAAGCTAAATATATAATGGAGAGTAAAAAATGAAATTTGTAAATGAGAGCTATGTTCAGAAGAAACAGACTGAAGAAGTAGAATTAAATAGAATTGGTGAAAAAATAGAAAAATCTAAAGAAAAATCTTATGCAAAGATTGTTTCTACTGGCGATTCCGTCTATTATTATATTAGGATCTACCAAAATTTACCATACGATCCTCTCGGTCCATATTCTAGAAGAGAAATATTTTCTGACACAAAGATGAAAAAAGTATCAAAAAATACATTCGACTTCTATTTAATGTATTTAAAATCAAACAATTCAATATATTTAACGAAGGCGCAAAGGGGGATTATAAATGACTAAAAAAGGACCATTAAGTAAAGCTGAGTCTTTCTATATTGAAAAAAATTTCCACACAATTAATGTGGAAACCTTAGCCAAGGAGCTAGATAGATCTCACATTTCTATAGAAAAGCATATTGAAAAATGCAGGAAAATAGAAAAGAAGAACACAACAATTCTTGCGGATGAACAATTTATACATCATAAAGGCGCCACTATTATGACAGAAAATGCCTCTATTTTGTCTGATGCGCTTAAAAAATCAAGGCCAATTAAACCAATCTCAGACTGTGTGACAAAAATAAAATGAGCTGGATAGAACATTATAAAAGAAATAAAAATGCAGTATGGATAAAATGCACGTTGTCAGACAATGACGAAAAATTTATAGATAATTTCAATCAATGGATAGAACTTAAAGATAGATGCAAAAAAGAAAATCTATCTCTAAAGAGATTATCTTTACAATTTAAATCCCATGAGGTTGAACTTAATATTAATGATTGCGATGGAATCTATTTAATTAGATCGGTAATGGGATCTTTAGGATCGGAAAGCAAAAACTATTACACATTTGGAAGAATAAACGGCGATAACGTTCATAAGCAAATGTGGGTAACTCCAGAATTGATAATGACAGATGAATACACAGATAGTATCAAAAATTGCTTTGAAGAAGCAATTATCTATGCAAAAGAAACCGAGATCTGAAAAAAGAAAATATAAGCATGTTACGACGGGTGATTATTGCACATGTGCAGCTTATATAGCGGAAATTATGTGTATGAAAAATGCAGAATTTCAAAACAAAGGGTCACTTCCATACAAATTTTGGAATACCTCTAAATGGTCTTGGACTTTTAAAAGACAGCTAATGTTAGCCCAAGATTGTATCAAAACATATTCTGAGCAAGTGGTTGTTAAATCTATAAATTCGGATGATTTCAAGGGCATATTTTCTCTTAATAATCCAAGATGTAAATCAATATTTAATAAATATTCAAAGATAATAGAAGAAGAAAATAGCAAAAATCAAGAACTTAAAGTTGAGGAAAATCCGATCAGTAGAAAAAAAACTTATGGAAAAAGATCGAATATAAATAAATTAAGGGGAATCGAGAAAGATGGCAAAGAAATTGTCTAAATACAAACTTGATGATAATGATAATCCTGATGATTTTATAACTGGCGCAATGTTAACAAAATATAAGGACATAATAGAAAGCGGCGAAAAGGTGCTTCAGAATTTAAGTGAATTAAAAGTAATAGGATTATGTCCATCTTTAGATATAGCTCTTGGAGGAGGAATCAGGGAGGGTCAATGCGTGGTAATGACTGGCGATGCGAAGACTGGGAAAACAACCACAGCCCTTTACTTTGCTTCAAAATGTCAAGCTTTGGGTAAGAATGTGATTTATTTTAATACAGAAGGAAGAATCACAAAAGAAAATTTTACTGGCATAAAAGGCTTAGACTCTTCTAAAATAAAAATTATACAAGCTACCGATAAAACTCCGCTAGTCTCAGCAGAGACGTATTTAAACGCTCTAGAAGCTTTTGTTAAAGGAACTCCAGATTTAGTTGCCATAATAGATAGTGTATCTAATATGGTTCCAAAAGAAGAATTAGAAGGGGAAATAAGAACCGGCGTAAGAAATTCATTACCAAGACTATTATCAATGTTCTTCAAAAGAATTAGCGGTGATGTTGCAAGAACAAAGGCTATATTAATTTTTATTACTCATAACATAGCAAATACAAGTGGTATGAGGTTTGCTCCGCAGAAAATTTCTGATTGTGGAAACATGATTCAGTATCAAGCTGGGACAAACATGGTTATAACGAGTAGGGGAAAATGGCTTGCAAATGGTTCTACGGTATCTGAAGAAGATAATACCAACATACCGCACGTTGGTCAAATTGCTAATTGGATTATAAAAACATCCGCTTCTGGCGGAAAACCGATGACAAGAGCGGCAACGTGGATAAAATATGGCATTGGTATAGATGAAACTCAAGAAATCGCTCAATTAGCAAATGAATTTAATATGATTAAAGCGAGTGGTGCTTGGTATGAGATATCGATTGCTATAGATAACGCAACAGATCCGGTTATTCAGTCTTGTTTACAAAGAAACAATATAGATATCAATGATGAAGAAAGCGTAAAGAAATTTTTCAAATTTCAAGGCATTCAAAGAGTAAGAAATTTTCTAGAAGAAAATGAAGATGTTAGAAACTTTATTTACGAACATATAAAAGAAATACTATGAAAGTAGTTGGTCTAAATGGTCGAGAGTATAATATTGATACAAAAAAATATGCACTTAAACATAATGACAGCAGGAAAAAGTCAAAATATCATTTACAAGCAAGAGATTTTTTAAATTCATATTTTTCTGGATATTCTATTTTAGAAGAGGTAAAGCTTCCTGGAACAACAAATCCGGCCAATCACTCAGCCTTATTTCTTGACTTTTTTATTCCATCTTTCAAAATAGGTATTGAAGTTCATGGAGAACAGCACTATACTTATTGTCCATTCTTTCATAAGAATAAAGCTGGTTATTATCGAAGTAATCATAGAGACAACGTAAAGAAAAATTGGTGTGACCTTAATAAGGTTGAATTAATAATATTTAAGTACTCAGATGGCCCTGAAATATGGAGAAATCAACTTGAACACAAATGAACGTTTACAAAAGTTTTTATCTGATATAGATCAATACATAGAATCAAAAAACTTTACTGGTCAAGAGTTTAATGAAGAATTTAAAATAGCAGAAAAATTAACTTTAGAATCACTAGAAAATCTCTCTCAAGATGATTGCTTTAATTACTCATATATGCTATATCAATACGCAGATTTGATAGCATTAGAATTATCTAAAAGTAAATCAGTTGTTAATTGGTGCGAAAATGCATTAAATCAGCTGGTTTCTAAAGAAATAATTGAAATGCCGCAATATACAAAGTATGAACTTAAATTCGCGTCTATATTAAATGAAAATGATGTAGCAAAAAAAATAAATGAGTGGAAACTTACGGCTCAAGGTAGATCAGATTATTTATACAATAAAGAACATAACATCAGAAAAAAGGCCGAATGTCTGATGGAAAAGGGGAAACGAAAATGAATTTTGAAGATCTAGTATCATCATTAAATGAAGAACAAAAGAGGGCGCTTATAAATGCACTTAACTCTAAAAAAGAACAACCAAGAAAAGAAGAAGTATTTAAAAATCTAAAACCCACGGTGGGCGAAGATTTTACTGTTAATAGAGAAGTAATAGAGAGAGGAGGGAGAAATCCTGTGAAAGCTAGAGATAATGAGTGGGTCGATGACGGTCAGTTTAGAGACATAGAAACTCCGTCTGGAAAAATATCTCCAAGAAATAGACCTAAACCAAAAAAGATAGAAGTAGAATGTCATGTTTGTGGAAGAACGTTCCATGTAAATCAACAATATGTTTATGGTGATTTTCAAAGATGTAATCGTTGCGTAGGTAAATAGTATGAATTCTCAATTGATGGATGTTGGCGCCGAAAGAGCGCTGCTTGCTGGATTATTTACTTATGGCATTGAGGTTTATGTTGAAATATGCGATATAATTGATCATAGTACATTTGGATATTATAATAACCAAGTAATATATAAATGTATTGAAAAGATTCTACAAAATGAAGCCGAAATAGATTTACCATCTCTATTATCGGCGGCACAACAGCTTGGCTTTTATGAATCAATAAGCACTAAGCAAGAATTAGAATATATAAATTCTTTGATAGAATTTCCAATCAAAAAAGAAAACGTAATTAACTTTGCTCTTCAGATAAAGAAGTTTGAATTTGCAAGAAACATCAAAAAACTCGCCAACAAAATCTCAAAAGATGTTGATGAAATAAACGGCGATGAAAGTATAGATGAAATCTTATCATTAATTGAAAATCCAATAATGGATTTTCTCAAACAAGACAATATCTCCGATAAACCAGAAAAGATTGGGCAAGATATTGATGAATATTTTAACTTTTTAATAGAAAATAAATGCGATCAAATAGGCATTCCGACAGGCTATCCTCGATACGATGCAGCTATTGGCGGTGGATTAAGAAAAAAGTGTGTCGATTTAGTTTCTGCAAGGCCAAAAGTCGGTAAAAGTGTTTTTGCCGATAACGTAGCTTTGAACGTATCGAATCTTGGCATCCCGGTATTAATGCTAGATACAGAGATGTCAAAAGAGGATCATCTTAATAGAATCATTTCAAATCTTAGTAACGTCCCAATAAATGAAATAGCGACTGGAAAGTTTTCAGATGATCAAGAAAAGATTCTTGCCGTTAAATCTTCAATAGAGAAAATAAAAAACATACCATATACATATGTTAGCGTTGCAGGATCTCCGTTTGAAAATGTCTTAAATACAATAAAAAGATGGATAATACACACCGTAGGTCAAGACGAAAACGGAAGAACAAATCAATGTCTTGTAATATACGATTATTTAAAATTAATGTCTTCAAATTCAATAACAAATAATATACAAGAATATCAAGCTCTTGGCTTTCAGATAACAGCTCTTCATAACCTCGCCGTAAAATACGACTTTCCATGCTTATCATTTGTTCAATTAAACAGAGATGGAATAACAAAAGAAAGTACAGACGCCGTAAGCGGATCTGATAGGCTTATTTGGTTGTGTACATCATTCTCAATTTTTAAACTAAAATCAGCAGAAGAGCTTGCTGAAGATGGGCCAAACACAGGTAATAGAAAATTAGTTCCAATAGTTTCTCGTCATGGACCAGGAATGGAAGATGGTAATTATATTAATATGAATATGACCGGAAATAAAGCGAGGTTACAAGAATTAAGAACACGCGACGAATTTAAAGTGTTGAAAAATAATAATGATACTGGTATTGAAGGTTCAGATCTTCCATTTGATATTGAGGAAAATGAGGAAAATTAATGGGCGTATATTCACTAATACTTGCTATTATACTATATATAACTATTGCATTGCAAAATTTGATTGACAAAGACTATCCACATGTGTTAATATGGCTATCATACGCAGCTGCAAATGCTGGATTTCTGTGGTATGAAATCCTTAAAAGGAATATGCTATGACTACACAGACAAAAAAAAGAATTGATTTAAATAAAATTAGAATTATTATATATAATAATATTGAATTGCTATTAGACAATTTAAATATAAATTATGAAAACTCTGGATCAAATTATTTCTCAACATGCCCTATACATGGCGGGAGCGACAACAAGAAAGCTTTATTAATTTCAACAGAAAAAAAATATTGGAGATGCTGGACGAGGTCGTGTCACGAGACCCACGGAAAAGATATTTTCGATTTCATAAGAGCTACACTCTGTAATAAAAATGGAAAAGACTTTACATTTTTAGATACTTTAAAATTTGTGTGCAAAATCTATAATATAGATTATAAAAATATAGAAAAAGAAAAAACAGTCGATTATCCAGAAAATGACTTTGTAGAAATAATAAAGATTTTTTCGAAAAAAGAAAATAACCTAGAGAACAGTAAAGTCAAGGAGATACAGTCTAATAATCAAACATCAAAATATTTTGAAGGCCGTGGATTTAAACGTGAGACATTAAAATATTTTAATATTATTGATTTATCTGACGAAGATCATGAAATGAAAAATAGATCTATTATCCCAATTCACGATGAGCATTCAGACTTGGTAGCGTATATTGGCCGCTCAACAAAATGTTATATTACACCAAAGTTCATCTTCACAAAAGGTTTTAAAAAATCTAACTATTTATATAATTATCACAGAGCTTTAGATTCAATATGTAAAAAATCATGCATATTTATTTTAGAGGGTCAGAGTGATGTATGGAGAATGTATGAAGCTGGAGTAGAAAATTGCGTAAGTATTTTTGGAAGAGAAATATCTGATGTACAAAAACGTAAAATATTAAAATTGAATATTACAACAATGGTTGTTTTAACGGATAACGATCAGGCCGGTAGAGAATCAAAATTTAAAATACAGCGTCAATTCAGCAGAATGCTAAATTTAAAATTTCCAATATTAAATAAAAAAGATGTCGGCGACATGACCGTAGAACAAGTAACAGATACAATTCTTTCACAGGTAAAAGGTTTATATTGAGGAGTAAAAATGATAATTGGAATTGCCGGTAAGAAGCAAGCTGGTAAAAATACTGTTGCAAATATAATGCACGGAATTTTTTTAAAAAAGAATGGAATGATCTCCGATTTTAATATAGACTGGAGAGGAAGATTGTATGTATTTACAACAAATATAAATGGCGAACAGGGATGGGGAGAATTTGATATCTCAAGAAAAGACGAAGAGTTTCTTGGGTGGGCTGATAATAATATGCATCCTTATATAAAACTTTATAGCTTTGCTGATACACTTAAATTAATTGCAGTAAACCTCTTCAAGATTCCAGAAGAATCTGTTTATGGAACAGATGAACAAAAAAATCAACTACAGGAACATTTACTATGGGAAAATATGCCCGGAGTTATTTGTTACCCCAACTACGTAGAATGCGGAAATGCAACTCATGGCGATATTGACCCAAATAATATTGGATTAATTACCCATAAGACAGGATCAATGACCGCTCGCGAATTCTTACAATATTTCGGTACAAATATAATGAGAAAAATATTTGAACCAATATGGGTAGAAGATACAATAAGAAGGATAAAACTTGAGCAATCTTTAATATCAGTTATTGCGGATGTTAGATTTGAAAATGAGGCAAACGCAATTATAGAAAACGGCGGAAAGCTAATGAAGCTTACAAGAAATATTTCGAATGATAATCATTCAAGTGAAACCAGCTTGGATAATTACCCAGATAAAAATTATGATTTTATCATTGATAATAGTGATAAAAATTTTACAATAGAGAATTTAACGCAAGAAATTAAAACGATTTTTGAGAAAATAAAATGCTAATAACATACATTAGATCTTCAAGCTACAATCAGTGGGATTATTGTGAAATGTCATATTTTTTGACATATGTCTTAGGTTATCAACAAGATTCGGGGAAAAAAGCTGAACTTGGAACAATAGTTCATAAAACTTTAGAAGTTTTTGCAAGCATAAAAAAGGCTCTACAAGAAAGCGGTCAAAGGCAAAAGTTTTTAGAAATAAATGATGATGCAATAGGTAAATATAGAATTGAAAAAAACAAACTACTGCTTGATGAAACTGTTGAGGATGTACTTGAAAAAAGTTTTAATTATTATTCATCTATTTCAAAACATGAATGGTCAACCTCAGATAGATCTGAATGTTTAAAACTAGTATTGAATACAATCAATTTTAATAACGGTCAGTTTGATCCAAGACTTAGCAACATAATAGACCCAGAACCTCATTTTGATATTCCAATCGATGAAGAGTGGGCAAAGTTTACATACGAAATAGACGGAAAAATGGTAAATGGACAGCTTGCTATTAAAGGTACAATTGATCTTGTAACAAAAGTATCAGATGATACAATAGAAGTTATTGATTATAAAACTGGAAAAAGATTAGATTGGGCCACTGGCGAAGAGAAGGACTATGAAAAATTATCAAAAGATCCTCAGCTACTCTTATATAATTATGCGATATCTAAATTATACCCACAATATAAGCAAGCAATCATGACAATATTTTTCATAAAAGATGGCGGACCATTTAGCATGTGTTTTGATAAAAGCGATCAAGAAAAATTTATTGAAATGCTAAAAAATAGATACGAAGAAATAAAATCTAGTGTCATGCCTAAGCCATTGTCACAAGACAGAAGTCATTGGAAATGCACTAAATTATGCCACTTCTGTAAGAATAAATGGCCTGGAAGCGATAAAAATATGTGTATTTATATAGAAGACAAGCTAAAAAATGACGGAATAGAAAAAACCATTAAAGAATGTACAAGGAAAAATTTTTCAATTGGATATTACGAAAGTCCGGGTTAATTAAATGGATTACATAAAAGAAATAAATGAAAAAATATCTATCAAGATAAACGATATTAAATATTCTAATAAAACAAAAATGTTGAATGTTTCAAAAGAGGTTACTGTTGGCTGGAGAGACATTCTTCCAGAGCCACCTTCTAACAATAGCGAAACTACATTAAAAGAATTAAAATATTTAGAACAACTAACTAAAAGTTTAAGTTCTGATCAAAAAAATATTGTTCTTGCAGTAGACAAAAGCTCATTATTTGTATATGATCAAACATTGCTAGATTTAAATTTAGAATTCCCAAAAGAAGATTATGAAAAATCTTGGAATATACTAAAAAATATAATAATGAATATTAAATATATTCATAATAGACCAAGACCATATCAAATTGCAAATTATTTTGATATAAATATTAATGTTACAGAAACAAAAACCCATCACACTCCAGCTTATCCATCTGGACATACAGCTCAGGCTGCTTTAGCTGCGTATTTATTAGCAGCAAAATACCCAGAACATTCCGGAGAATTTTTTGATAAAGTAGGTTTAGTTGGAAATGCTAGATGTATGCAGGGTGTTCATTACCCATCAGATAATGAAGCTTCAATGATAATAGTTGGGGCCGTATGGGAAGATATAAGATATAAACTTTTTCCAGAATATAAACAATTTTAAGGAGAATTAAAATGCCTATTCCACAAAAAAACCCCGGAGAAGATAAAAATAATTTTATGGGGCGCTGTATGTCAAACGAGACAATGAAAGAAGAATATCCGGATCAAGATCAAAGAACTGCGGTATGCATGACAAAAGCAACTTTTGATATGGGGTACATAGAGGCCGCTGATTACCAAATGTACTTTGAAATGTATGGCTCCGAAGAAGAATTAAATGAAGATAATTTCTATATACCAAATCCAGAAGAGTATTTAACACTATCGCAAATCCGTGCAGAAAATTGTGGTTGCGGTTCCAATTGTGATGACGAAGAAGAGCAAGAAGATGAAGACGAGGATTCAAAGGGGGAGTGGGATATAGCCGCCGAGAGACCTGGATTATGGGAAAATATTAGAAAGAAAAAAGAACGAGAAGGAAAGAATTACAAACCCGCCAAAAAGGGAGACCCTGATCGACCAGACCCAGAAGCCTGGAAGAAGGCTCAAAGTAAATTTAAATATAAGAATCCCAAAACTGGAGAATTTTATTTTTACGAAAGACAGGGTGTATATAAAAAGAATGGAGATCCACTAGTATATATCGGAAAAGCGTCAGAGTATCAAGGTAGGAAAGTACAACTTGGTAAACCGTTTAGAACTCCCGACGGGCCTAAGAAGTTTAGTGTTTATGTGAAAAACGAAAAGGGTAATGTTGTTAAAGTAAACTTCGGCGATCCTAACATGAAGATTAAAAAGAATATTCCAGAACGACGTAAAAGCTTCCGGGCGCGACACAATTGCGATAATCCTGGGCCGCGATGGAAAGCCAGATATTGGTCATGCAGGGCTTGGTAAAAAATAATTAAAAATTATTCCCCTAGATTTTCTCACATTGAGGTTTACATGAATTGGTTTCCGCTTTGCAACTATACACATTACAGTCTATTGAAAGGGTTTTCTCAACCAAAAGAACTTGCAAAAAAGTGTAAAAATAATGATTATAAAGCTTGCGGGATAGCGGATTATAAATCTATATCTGGAGCAGTATCATTTTATTCTGCGTGTATTGAGAACAATATCAAGCCGATAATAGGCTGCTCATTTGATAATTTTTCACTATTTGCTAAAAATAAAAACGGTTGGTTTGACTTAATAGAGCTTGTTTCATCGCTTGACGAAAACGATAATTTAGATACTAAGTTTCTAAATTTAATTTGTTCAAAGGGAAACTTAATCTGTGTAGCAAAAAATGAATTAGCATCTCCAGTTTCTAAAGAGGATTTTTATCTGAAAACAGATTGCTTTTACGACATTTACTATGTAAATCAGGAAGACGCACAATTGCATAGAATTTTACTATGTTCAAATATGAAGACAACTTTACCAAAGGTATACAAAAAGATAAAGTCTGGCGAAAATATTGAAAACTCAAAATTCTTTGAAAACTCAGATTTTTACTTAAAAGATAATTTAGAAATTTCTGAGTATATAATAACAGATATAGAATCAGGCAATATCTTTAATGATATATTCAATAAGTGCGAAGAATATAGTATATTTGAAAAACCAAAATTACCAAGATTTCCAACTCCAAAGAACGAATCAGAAGAAGAATATCTTACAGAGTTATGTAGAAATGGTTGGCGTAACCTCTTAGCTGGAACAGAAAAATCAAATTCTGAAGATAAGAAAAAAACTTATGGAAATAGATTTAAAAAAGAGTTTGAAGTTATAAAAGAGGCGAATCTCTTTGGGTATTTTCTTATTGTTTGGGATATAATAAAGTATGCAAATGATAACGGCTGGATGACCGGCCCCGGTAGAGGGTCAGCATCCGGATGTTTGATTTCATATTTACTTGGAATAACCCACGTTGACCCAATTGAATATGATTTATTGTTTGAGAGGTTTTATAATTCTGGAAGGAATACAGATGATCATATATCTCTCCCAGATATAGATATGGATGTTCCAGCAGACAAACGTGACGAGATTATATCTTACCTAAAAGATAAGTATGGGCAAGATAATGTATGTCAAATGTTAACCTTTGGAAGACTTCAAGGTCGAAGCGCTATAAAAGAAGTGTTGCGAGTAAATGAAGCTTGTGGATTTACTGAAATGAATGAGATTACCAAGTATATCCCCGACGAAGCAGCTATTTCAGATCAACTTCAGGAAATGGACGAAGATGAAAAATCGATAATAAAATGGGCATTAATAAATGAATCGGAATATTTAAAAGATTTTTGTTTTATAAATAAAAATGGCGACTTAGAAGGTACATATGCAGAATATTTTAAACAGGCGATAAATATAGAGGGTACTTTCAAAACTAAGGGAAAACATGCGGCTGGCGTTGTTATATCGGCAAACGAACTTTATAAAGTGTGTCCTATGGTAAACCAAAAAAATGGAAAGGAAAAAATAGCCGGATTAGAAATGACTGATCTAGAACTTCTTGGCCATGTGAAATTTGATGTTCTAGGATTGTCTTTATTGCAAAAATTAATGTTTATTGATAATATAAAAAAAGGTGAAACTGAATGTCTAACAGGGATATAATTGTGTTCGATTTTGAGACTTGTTCGCGTAATCCATATAAAACACAACCAACACAATTAGCTGCGATAGCTCTTGATGGAAGAAATTTTAAATTAAAAGGCGAATTTAATAGCGAAATAAAACCAATACTTGATGATAATAAAGCAATTGAACTGGGTCTTGATCCAGTTGAGGATGAAGCTTTAAACATAACAAGAAAAACTAGAGATAAATTAGCAGACGCGCCACAATTAAAAACAGTATGGAATAAATTTACAAATTTTGTAAATCAATACAATTGGAACAATACTACCTTTTTTGCGCCGATACCAGCTGGATTTAATATACTTGGATTCGATATGATAATAATTAATAGGCTTTGTAAGGAATACGGGCCGTACGATGAAAAATCTCAAAGACAAAAACTGTTTCATCAAATATATAAAATCGACGTAATGGATAATGTATTTATGTGGACAGAGGGTGATCCATCAGTAAAATCAATAAGCATGGACTCATTAAGAGAAAGGATGGGTATATCAAAAGATAATGCTCACGACGCTCTTCAGGACGTAAAAGATACTGCTAATATAATGATAAAATTTATGAAAACCCACAGGGCGGTTTATCGTAATTTAAAAATTGAAAAAGCTTTTGCAGATGGCAATTATTATATATAGGATATTAAGGTGATTGATTTTAATGATAAAAAAACTTGGGAACTTTTTAAGGATGGAAAAACAAAGGGCATTTTTCAACTAGAAAGTAACCTTGGAAGATCGTGGTCTAAGAAACTAGCGCCCGACAATATTGAACATCTATCCGCCCTAATAGCAATTCTGAGACCGGGTTGTGTTTCTGGTGATACTTTGGTTCACGTTGGCTATGATCAACATAAAGATGGAAGAACAAGGTATAGAAGAACTAAACTATCTCAATTATGTAAAAATAAGAAATACTATAAAAAACTTTCATCTCTAAATGAAAACCAGCTTTCTGTATACCAAAATAATATAGAAGATATATTCTATAATGGAAAAAAGGAATGCTATAAAGTTAAAATAGAAAAATACTCAAGAGTAAGGGTAGATAGTCATCCAAAATGGTATGACTTAGAATGTACGTTGGATCATAAATTATTAACTCCGAATGGATGGGTTGAATTACAGAACCTTAATGTTGGTGATAGAATAGCTGTAGTAAAAAGAACATACGAAAGAAAACTAAAAGAGTTTATTGCAAATAGACATCATCCAGAAGCTCCTAAGATTAGGAACGTTAAAGGTTCTTACTATTTTAGTGAAATATGTTACAAAAACTACTTAAAAGAATGTGTAATTTGTGGTTGGAATTCTACTACGCTAGACGTACACCATTTAAACGGCGGTAGATATGAAAATAATACCCCAGACAATTTAGCCTATCTATGTCCTAATCATCATAGAGAGTTAGATAAGGGATTGATTACAAACGAACATATTATTCTCTGTAGAGAAAAAAATAAATTACCACAAAGTAATGATATTGAGTGGGTTACATATATCGGCAAAGAGTCTGTAGGGATAAAAGATGTATACGATATATCAATGACTGGCCCAAATCATAACTTTGTTGCTGGCGGTTTTATAGTACATAACTGTCTTAAGTCGGTAATAGACGGAAAATCGCTTACTCAGCATTATGTTGATAGAAAAAATGGCAAAGAAGAAGTAACTTATATTCACGAATCTTTAAGGCCGATCCTAGAGAAGACTTATGGTATATTATGTTATCAGGAACAGGCAATGCAAATTGTCCAGCAGCTTGCTGGATTTAATTTAACAGAAGCTGATGATTTAAGAAAAGCTATTGGTAAAAAGAAAGCCGACCTAATGACAAAAATTAAAAGTAAGTTTATTGAGGGTTGCAAGAAAACCGGGATTGTAGATGAAGAAACTGCAAAAGAAATTTTTGGTTGGATCGAGAAGTCATCGAGATATTCGTTTAATAAATCACATTCAGTATCATATGCCGTAAATAGCTATATTAGTGCTTGGTATAAAGCTCACTTTACAAAAGAATTCTTTTTATCATATTTATATCATGCAAATGACAAACAAGATCCGCACCAAGAAATATACGAACTTGTATCAGAAGCTAAACTATTTGACATAGAAATAAAGATACCAAAGATAGGATTAAACATAGAGAAATTTTCTATCATTGATCAGAATATTTATTTTGGAATAAAGGATATAAAATCCCTAAGCGGAGTAATTGGGGATAAGGTATTGCAATCAATAGAAGAAACAGAAAAAGAATTAAACAAGAGAAGCAACTTTTTCTCATGGATCGAAATATTAATTTATTTATCATCAAAGATAAATTCAGCATCTTTTAAAGCTTTATGCTGTATAGGTTTTTTCTCAAACAAGCAAACACTGGTCTCAAGAAACAGGGCGCTATATGAATATCTAATTTTTGAACAATTAACTAAATCCGAATTAACTTGGGTTATAAATAATTATCCAGAAAAAAGATGGGAATCATTAATTGATTGCCTAGCAGATTTGGCTCCAACCAAAAAGGAGGGTGGCGGAACAAGCAGGGTTGATAGAAGTCAGTTAATTAAAAACGAAATTCACTTCTTGCAGAATCCACCTTATTCACTAGAGGATCAGTCGTCATGGATAATAGATCAAGAAAAAAAATTTCTAGGTTGTCCAATATCATTATCAAAAGTTGAAGCTATAGATACATCTTCCGCAAATACAACATGCAAAGAAATAATGAATGGAAAAACTGGCAAAAATATATGCATAGTTGCTAATATAAATAGAGTGGCATCATGTAAAGTTAAGAAAGGTAAAACGGCGGGAAAAACTATGTCTTTCTTGACACTTGAAGACGAAACGTGCTTCATTGATAACGCCGTGGTGTTTCCAGAAGTTAGAGATAAATATGAATTCATATTATATGAAGGCAATAATCTTTTATTTTGCGGCGAAGTTTCAAAAAAAGATAATTCGTTTATTATTGAAAAAATTCATGAAATTTGATTGTAATAATTACTACTTGAATATATAATAATATTATTTTGATAGATTGGAGGATTCTTTGAATATTTGCAACTTTAGTGGCTTTTTAGTTGATTATCCAAAATTACAAAATGTAGACGGTGTCAGCTTTTTAAGCTTTACACTCGTGGTTTATACATATAGAAAAACTAAGAGTGGAGAAAAAAATAGAATACCAACATATATAAAACTTGAAAGCTGGCACACTGGGGCAGAAACCATAGCCAAATTTGCGACAAAAGGATCAAAGTTAACGGTGACAGCATCAGCAAAAAATTATGATGACGGAAATATTGTGTTTAGAGTGAATGAATTTGACTTTTGCTGTTTAGAGGATGAAGAATGAATAATAAGAAAAGAGTGTTATTTTGCAGCGAAGCGACATTTTTGAATACCGGCTATGCTACATATACTAGAGAAATATTAAATTATCTTTACAGTACTGGAAAATATGAACTTGCCGAAATGGCTTCATATGGAGAAAGAAATGATCCACGGGCCGCAAATATTCCATGGAAATATTATGGTGTTTGTCCAAACACAACTTGCGAACCAAAAGCTAGTAAAGAAGAATTAGATGTATATCAAAGCAAAGGGACAAATCAATTTGGTGAATTTTTATTTGAGCATGTATGCTTAGATTTTTTACCAGATGTTGTTTGTGACATACGCGATTTTTGGATGCTTGATTTTATAGAACGGTCTCCGTTTAGACCATATTTTAAAATGGCAATTATGCCAACCGTAGACGCAGCCCCACAGGCGCGTCAATGGATTGCTACATATCAATCTGCTGACGCCTGTTTTACATATTCAGACTGGGCTGGTGATGTTTTACGCGAACAATCTGGCGGTAAAATAAATTATCTTGGAAGCGCCCCACCATCAGCGCATCCAGCTTACCAGCCCGTAGAAGACAAGGATGCTCATAAAATAAAATATGGTATAGATCCATCATATGGCGTAATCGGAACCGTAATGAGAAATCAACGCCGCAAGCTTTATCCGGATTTATTTAAAGCGTTTAGAACATTCTTAGACTCTGTAGATAGCAAAAAATATTATTTATACTGCCATACCTCATATCCAGATCTTGGCTGGGATATTCCGGAATTATTACAGGAAAGCGAGCTAAGTTCACATGTATTATTTACATACATTTGTAATGAAACAAATAAACCATTTCCATCCTTTTTTAAGGGGCCAATAATTCAATCTCCATATACGGGAAAATGGGGAGCAACGCTTTCCAACGTAAAAAAGGGCGCCTCGTATGAAGATCTTTCTAATATAATGAATTTATTTGATTTATATGTTCAATATGCAAATTCGGAGGGTTTTGGTCTACCCCAAGTAGAAGCTGCTGCATGTGGAGTTCCGGTAATGGCAACAGATTATTCAGCAATGGAGAGCGTGGTAAGACAGTTGCAAGGATGGCCAATACCACCAAAAGCATTGTACAAAGAATTAGAAACTGGATGCATGAGGGCTGTTCCAAATAACGATAAAGCAGCGAATCTTTTTTACAATTTTTTTAAAAGCTACACAAAAGAAGAGCGTTTGGCTCTTGGAAAGAGAACAAGAGAAAATTTTGAGAAACATTTTCAGTGGCATTTGAGTGGAAAAAAGTGGGAAGATTATTTTGATAGTTTTGAAAAATTACCAATGCAAGAGACTTGGGCCTCACAACCAAGAATAAGAAATTCACAACCCAAGCCAGAGAACATAAATGGCGTCCCATTTACAGATTTAGCTAGATGGCTCATAACAAATGTTTTATGTGAACCCGAAAAAATTGGTTCTTTTTTCGAAGCTAGACTCACAAGAGATTTGATGTATAGAAGCGCCACGGGATCAACAGGAGGTATGTATTTTAACGAATCTTCTGCGGCTTTTGATGGAGTTAATAGTCGGCAAGAATTTAACTTTGACATAGCTTATGAGCAAATGAAAAGTCTTTGTGCTAGAAGAAATCAATGGGAACAAATGCGAGTTAACAAAATACGATGATAAGTTTTATTGTTCAAGGTCCATTGGTTTAAATATTTAAGTCAATTTAAGGAATAAAAATGAAAGTTCTTTACATAGGTCATTACAAAGAAAAAAGCGGCTGGGCGCAAGCCGCAAAGGATTATATTCTTGCACTTGATAGTGTTGGTGTTGATGTTGTTTGCCGAAACGTAACGCTTACGCAAGATAATCCGCAAGTTGATAAGCGATTGCTTAAGCTCGAAGCAAAAGACGCTACCGGATGCGACTATTGTATTCAGCATGTTTTGCCGCACCATCTTGTGGGAACATCTGAGTTTAAAAAGAATATAGCAATACTTGAATCTGAAACAACCACAATGAAGCATTTACCCTGGTTCAATCATCTTCAATTGATGGACGAAATTTGGGTTCCAAATAAAGATTCTAAAAAATATCTAGAGCAGGATAAAATAAATAAAACCGTTAAAGTCATTCCTCATTGTTGTGACATAGAAAAATATACTAAAGCTTATGAAAAAATAAATATACCAGAAATAGATGGCAAATATAAATTTTATTATATTGGTGATCTTAATGATAGAAAAAATATTAGGTCAATCATTAGATGCTTTCATAGCGAATTTAGTGAACCAGAACCAGTTGCTTTAATATTAAAAGTTAAAAAGTTTGGATTATCAAAAGATCAATGTAAAAAATATGTTGATTCTATATTAACAGAAGAGAAGCAAAAGTTAAGAATGTATAACAATAATAACAACTACATAAAAGATTGTGTTATTTGTGATGATATAACCGACGATCAAATTTATTCATTACATCAATATTGCGATTGTTTTATATGCCCATCTCACGGAGAAGCTTGGTCAATACCATCCTTTGATTCTATGGCTTTTGGTAAAACGCCAATATGTAGCAATTTCGGTGGGCCGAAAGATTTTATAGATGAAAACAATTTAAATACCGGGTATTGCGCAAACGGCGTTTTTTCAGTTTGTCAGTGTTTAGACGCCGCCTTCCCAGATATTTTTACAGGAAGAGAATTCTGGTTTCAACCCTGCGAAAAAGAAATAAGAGGGATGATGAGATTTTATTATGAAAATAAAAATAATGAAAATGATAAACATTACAAAATTGATGGATTAACAAGAGCAAAATATTTTTCATATGAAAAAATCGCAAGTCTAATTAAGGAGACTCTTAGTGAGTAGTCAAACACTTTCTATATTAAATAAATCTTTTGGTAAAAAGCAAAAGTATAATATACTTACATTTGATACGCATGAAAGATATCAAACACAGCTATCTAAAACCGGACATAGTTTTTATTCATTTAGATACGAAGGGTGTAAAGAATGGAATGAAGAGTACGCAGAAATACCAAAGAATTATTATATTTTACCAAAAAATACTTTATATCATGGAATAAATTTTGATTTTATTTTATCGCAAAGTAAGTTTGGTCAATTTCAAGTATCAAAGAAAATTCAAAATATTTTAAACTTACCAATAATTTCTTTAGAACACACTCTTCCAATACCAAGTTGGCCAAACCAACAAACCGAGGCGTTTCGCCAAATGTCTGGCGACATAAATATTTTTATTTCTGAATATTCACACAAACAATGGAAAATGAGCGGAAAGGTTATACATCATTCAGTTGATATAGATTTATTTAGCCCAAGAATAAAAGAAGGAATTATAATCCCAAAAAATGACCATGTACTTTCTGTTGTTAACGATTATGTTAATCGCGATTACTGTTGTAATTTTAAGGGGTGGCAGCGAATAACAAATGGTATAAAAACAAAACTCATTGGAAATACACCGGGATTATCTAAACCAGCAGCATCGATACAAGATCTTGTGGAAGAATATAGAAACGCTAAGGTATTTTTAAACACCTCAACAATTAGTCCAGTTCCAACTTCTTTACTTGAAGCCATGTCTTGCGGGTGCGCGGTAGTTAGCACAGCTACATGTATGATTCCAGATATAATAAATAATGGAGTCAATGGGTTCATATCAAATAATGAAGAAGAGCTTAGAGATTATATAGATTTATTATTAAAATCAGATGAACTTAGGAATAGATTAGGGTTAGAGGCAAGAAAAACGGTGGTTGAAAGATTTTCAGAACAATATTTTATAAATAATTGGAATACTATATTTGATAATATATATGGAGTTAATATATGAAAGTACATTTAATTAAAAAATCACAAGAATCAATAAGGGGATATACCCAAATAACATATGATCCATCAACAAGCGGAAATATTAAATTACAAAATTTATTAGCATTATCAGATAACGAATGCGATTTTATCTTAGCTAATGAAGTATTAGATGATTTTTCTATACAAGAAATAAAAGAATGTATAACAAACATAGTTAAAAAGTTAAGATTAGGTGGTACTCTTGTTGTTGGCGGGACAGATATAAACTTATTTTGTAAAAACGTTTTAAGCTCAATGATAAAAGATAATGATGCTTCAGAAATGATAAGATCCAAGCAGTCGATGACTACACTAAACGGAGTTTTAACTTTATTAAAATATTTCAATTTAAAAATAAAAACAACTCAAATAAATGGTACTCATTATGAAATTACCTGTGTCAGAGATAAAAACTAATTGTGAAAAATGTGCATACGCAGTTTACGAAAATAATAGTCAAATCGGATGTGAAGCAAATAGATTAAATAAATTTAAAAAATTAGATAAGGCAATTATCCATACTGAAGACGAAAAATCTTGGTATCTTCTTAAAAGATTTTGCAATCTGTATAGAGAAGAGTATCAAGATTTAGACGAAGCTAA